TTGTATAATAAATTTTTATCAGATCATGACTTGTTACGTTCGGTTCTACCGAATGCAGAGATCATCAAATTGACAGGTGATGTAGACACTAGAATGAAACGAATCAATGAATCAATTTACAACAAATGAGCAAATTAGACAACTCGAGAATAAGCAAGCACCTGGGACAAATATCTGAATACAAGGATCAGTATGACCCAAGCTTGCTAGTACGTGAACCAAGAAGCAACAACCGTGAACATCTAGACATACAAGATGACAACCTACCATTTGTAGGATTTGACACTTGGAATGCATATGAGGTTAGCGCTCTAACGAACAATGGATTACCTGTGGCAGGTGTGGCGAAAATTGTGTATCCATGTGACAGTACATACATTGTCGAGAGCAAGTCGATAAAATTGTATTTCAATTCATTTAACATGTACAAATGCGGAGCAACAACAGAAGCAGTTGCTAAATTTATCACTGATCGAGCCAGCAAGGATTTGAGTGCATTACTCGAGACAGATGTACGAGTGCATATAGCATCCGCTGGAGGAACGAACACACCACATGACATTTTTCCGGGTGAGGTTTATGAGACATTAGAACATTCGATTGACCAACAGCAATTGAATGCGCTGCAGCTGAACCAGTATAGTGAATCTCCTGATCTTTTGGATTTCGCTGAAATTGGTGCAGAGTATCAAAATTATGAGCAGCGATTTCATAGTGCATTGCTCAAGAGCAACTGCAGAGTGACCAGCCAGCCAGATTGGGGTGATATATACGTGTATATCAAAGGCTCTCAACCGGTGGATCCAGCTAGCTTGTTGAAATATTTGGTTTCATTTCGTGACGAGTGTCACTTTCATGAAGAGATATGCGAGACAGTGTTCAAACGTCTCAAAGATATATTCATACCAACTGAACTGTGCGTAACATGTCTGTACGCTAGACGTGGGGGCATTGATATAAATCCAGTGAGAGCCTCCTCTAAAGACTTGGTTAGTGACGTGTTGGTAGATCCAACCGCGATACATCGTAAGACACTCAAGCAGTAGACAAAAAAAAGGTCTCCTCGAAAGGAGACCTTTAATTGGGTGATCCGTATGTATCATTTCAACGGATCGAATTGTGCTTAACAGTATTACATGTATACAGAACTCGTACCTGGTGTAAAGGACTCATTGAGGTCTTTAATCAGGATCAAGTGGTAATAAAGATCTGCTCCGAAGATGTTGTCTACAACACCGTAGCGGGTCAATAGACCCACGCGAGGAGCGAAATCATTAGGACCAATCGTGCGTTGTACCATCACAGGGATGTACGGGCAGTAGATAATACCAGTATCGTAGAACTCGGGACCTTTATATCCTAAGAGGACATAATTGAGTTCTGGCGAGTGACCGGAAGCGTATTTACCGCTTTCATTTCCCGTAAACGCAGGATTTTGAGCTTCAGTTCGTGTATCACGATATACATTGAATCGTCCGCCAAGATTTCCGACGCGAGCAATACCAACAGGTTGTGTGTTCACGTTACCTTGTACTTGCATCCACTGAAATTCAGGGAGCATTTCCAAAATAGCGCAAACCTTGGGTGTTGCGATCAAGAAGTTCGCAGCACCACGCCTGTTGCGAACCGCAATGCGGTTTGCTTCGACGATGATCTTAGCATAGAGATCTCTGTTACGTTCGGCGAGCCAACGTCCGTCGGCTGTCTTCGGTGACCAGCTGCTGTAACCTTTTCCAGTTCCAGCGTTAAGTGCGACTTGAACCATTCTCATGATCATTTCACGGTCGATTTCAGCCTGAATTTCATACGACATAGCGTTTGTTAATTCAGTATCGATATCAATACCGTTCATGTTCTTGAGATCTTGTTCGAGTTCTACACTCCAACGGGCAGCGAGTCTACGTGTACCAGCTTCAACAGCGGTCTTCTCAAATGAGATTTCCATCTGTGGAATTTCGCTAGTAAGCTCGTAGTTAGCCAAAGCTTGGGCAACACCTTTGTCAGAATCTAGGAAGTCCCATTCTCCGGATTTTCCGGATAGTTGGGCGGATTCTGTGCCGGTGAAACGCGAATCAAGGAACTGGTAACCAGCTTCCCCGGAAGTAGAACCTCCGTGGTCTTGATCGTGAGAGCCTGCTCCACCAGAAGAGTCACCCTTTGCAGGGCCAGCACCAAGTGCTTCAGATTGATACTTGTAACGCAAAGCGAAAGCAAGTCCAACAGGACCACTCATGGGCTGCACACCAACAATTTCATTGGTGATCAACTCTGGGAACGTACGACGAATCATAGGAATCAAGATCTTTGGTAGACGAGCATCACCAGAAGCATATGCATTGTCACCTAGTGGTGTTAATGCTCCGCCTGTGGCTCCAGCACCAGCTGAAGGACCACCGAAGACTGCTCCGGTGCCACCTGCGATGTTGGCTTCTTCAACGCACCAGTTCTCTTGGTTTTCCAAAAGAATGGCTGTATTGAGGCGTGTGTGATCGTCTTCGATTTGCTTCACATTGCTGGAAGAATAATCGAGAACTGGACTCCATTTTTCAAGAAGCGCGGATGCGCGTGTCTCGTCAATGTAACTTTGTGAATTTTTTATTTTTGACATAGCTTGTTTCTCCATACTCAGATCAATAAGATCTCTACTGTTATAAAATATTAGAACTTGTTCAACTCATTCATGTATAATGTATTTACATGAGTGTCTGAATCAGGTTTTGAATTGTTGGTGGGGTTGACTTGTTCGAGAATTGGACGGTCAACAGACTCAGCTTTTGTCTTTGTCTGTTTCTTGTATGTCTCGAGCTTTTCTTCCTCGGTGCGATCGAACAACTTCAATGTGTAGTCGAAGTTTTCGTTGATAAACTGTGTTGATTTGTCACTGAGCATGCGATACACATATCGAGCCTTTTCCTGTGGTAATTCTGATGTCTTCTCAGATAGCAGTATGTGTGTCTCGAGCTTCTGCACCTTCTCGTTTAGCACTCGATTCTGTTCAGTTATTGTGTTGGTCTGGTCTGTAGCTTCTTGTAATTGCTGTTTACCGTCAGTGATTGCATCTTTGATGTAATCTTTACTCAGCGCGAAATTAACTGCGAGCTCCTTGCGTAAACTCTCGAGCACGGTTACCGCTTTCTTGTTCTTCACAGCCTCGTTGATCGATTCTGTTGGTATCGCTTCTTCTAAAAATTGATCTAAATAACGGCTGATAGATTCGACAAGTGTCGATTTAAATTCACCGGCATCGTCCCCGACAGCTGCTTCATACTTCTTGACGACAGACGCTAGCTTGCGTGAATGGTTTTGATCTATCGCTTCAACGATCTTCTCGAGCTTGTTGGTGTGGTCACCATCAATCGCTTCAAGCAGCTTTTCAAGTTTAGACGCATGTGTTTCGTCTTGCTCGATCAGAGCCTTCTCGACTTGTATGGCGACACGTTGTTCGACAGATTCGTTAAAAACAGTTTCAATCTGCTTCAAAACATCCTCTGTAAGGATGTCTCCTGCAGCTTCTTTGAGTACATCGGTAATGTTGTTCATGTTAAAATAATGGTTTGTGCTTGAAAGTATTTATTTTCTTCAGCAATTTATTCTCGATAATTGACTTTAAATATTTGTTTGCAGTAGAGAAATCACTGTTTGCTAGGCTACTAACGAACTGATTTATACGCTTGTGATCGGAATTTTTGTTCTGTTGGCTCATAATTTGTTGATAAATTGTGTGATCTGTTGAGTGATGTATTGCTTCAGGTCATCAGATTTACGAGGCAATTTGGATAGATTTTGTTCGAATGTTTCATAGAATGGTACAAATGTGCCACTGTTGTCACAAATCCATTGCTTGTTCTCCAGAATGCCGTTCACAAACGCGTCCGAGCAGCTTGGATCCGCAACACAGTCGATTGCCACGAGTCTCATGTCCGCCACTTTGTTGACCCCGTCACCACCTTCTTCGACAAGCTTGCCTAAAGATCTGGTTGACATTCCCACCTTCACACCATCGCTGATGAGCGACTCAACTATCTGACCACATGGAGTGGATAACACTTTAGATTTGCCGATGAATTGCTTGCCTTCTTGTTTGAGCTCTGTCACCATGTGACATGCTCGACCCAGATCCACATCAGGATTGGTTGGATGATTGAGTTCTCCCATGGCGCGTCCAGAGCCTACCATCTCTTTGATGTAGCGGTCCACCTCTCGGGTCATCTCTTCAATTGGATACACTCTGTTGTTCTTGTTGACCTTCTCTGCCTCCATGAACACACCCTTGATGTACAGGTTTCTCTTTTTGCTATCTGTATTTTCTTCTACAATGTAGTCAAAGTCTTGTTCAGTTGATGTTTCGATTAATAAGTTGAGTGACATGTTACTAATTATTTATTAGTGAAAGTTGAAAATCTATCATTTTCATGTGAATAAATGCTCTTCAGTTAATATTTGGAACTTGTAACCGCGTTTGACACACCATTGCTGCGCGGCTTCCCACTTGGCTTTATTCACAGCATAAGTT